GTAGGTCAGATTTTTTATCACCCAGAATCTGAAAGAACCTATGAGTTTTGTGAAACAACAAGAACAGATCTTGAAACAGGTATGGTTACAGAATCAGCAATATGGTTTGATATTACAGAAAAAGATTTAGTTCCATAGAGGCATGACAACTCTGAAAATACCCAGAGAATAAAGCTGCTCTTTTGCAAGAAAAAGGAATCATGGCTCTGGTGTTCCTTCCGACATTTTTTTGCAAAAAGTATTGAGTTCCCTTCGAGGAATAAAGGTGAGCCAGCCTTTACTATATGAGGTCATGAACCTTTATGAAGCGATATAGTCAGTAAGTCCTCTACTTCTTTCCAAATATAACAAACCTAATGCGATCCCAAAAGGTCGCTTTTTTCTTTTTTAGTTCTTTTTCTAATTTAAATATATAAGAGGCTTGCTGAGATATAACTTCAAGAGAAGTGCTTACAAAATGAGCTTGCTTTGCATTTGTTTGTAATAGCTTGATTGCATAAGGTTTAAGCAACTCAATGTCCTCTAGTTTCTCAATAAACTGTATAGACTTTTGCACCTCGAACTCACCCTCAAGGCTGTAAGTAGATGT